AACATCCTACAGAAACAAGATACTAACTTTCAAACAGTTAGAAAATCTTGCGAGTAGTGATGCGGAAGAGAATCCACCTCCCCCATTCTAAGCGTTCAGGACTCTCCTATAAGATTCATTTCCTGGACGTTGGGTAGCTTGTTGGTTGAGCGAGCTACCCTCAACCGAACAAATATTTATCTAATAATTCCCTACCCTCTAACCTTTTTCCAAAGTAAGTAATTTTACCTGTATAAATGTTTTCGCATTTAACAATACCTGAGTTGTATTTTATACAATGGCATACACCTAATTTTTCTTCTCTTGGATAATTGAAACCGTAACTAGTATTATCTAAGTTGTCGGTAATAATCCAATCTATTTGTTTTGCCCATTCTTCAGCTTCTAGTAAAGCTTGTTGTGCCTCTACTTGAGATGAATACTGAGTCATTTTTGACCTCCTAATTTGAGAGGTTTTAAAAAGTGTCGTCTAACAAAATGCATGGCAGTAGCGTTGCTAGTTCCAATATCGTATTTTATATTTCCTTCTTGATCTAAATTACTCAAAGCTATGCCTTCAATAACTTTTTGTCTCATTTTGTTAAGCCTTCTATCAACTTCCTCTTTAGATAAAGATACAGATTCAACTTGAGTTATACTTTCATGGGCAAGTAGATGTGCCTGTTTCAAATCTCTAATCGCATAAGCAACTAATTGCTCTGATATGCCTAGTTTTTTTCCTATATCTTTTAACTGCATGCCAGATTTTTTCATCTTTAAAATTTTATAGTGCCTTTTTTTAAGTTTGATATTTTCAACATCTACGAACAGTAATGGATCTGCTTTTCCTTCTTTCCAATATTTATGCAAAATTTCTTTAAAATATCTCCTTTGCCATAAGTTAGCTTTTTTATAGAAACTTTTTTTCCACTTTGAAAATTTAGGTGTTCCATAACAAGACTCAATAGCATTAACAATTTCTTCATGAACAGAATCAAGTTCTTTTTTTCTGCGAAACTTAGTTCTATCTTTAGGTTCTCTTATGTGATATCCAATATCTTCCCATTTTTCTAAAATCTGTCTTACCCTTTCTCTAGTTAGATCATATTTATCAGCAATAGATTGTAAAGTGCTATCGAGATTTTCATTCCACTCCTTCATGATTAATATGTCTCTTTTAGAATTTTTACCTGTAAGTTTTTCAAGAAAGGGTAGATCCAGAAGATTAACGGAAGATGTGTAGGGCATGTGCAAGTCTGCATATAAAAGTTTTACTTCTCCCTCAAGTTCTTCGTAATTAATTCGATATCTTTCAAGCCTTTCAAGTATTTGTGTCATGGTTCTTTCGTTACGTAGTATTTTTCTTAAAATTTTTGCTTTATTCATTACTCCTCCTTACCTAGTAGTGTGTCTAAATTTCGTTGCAGATAGTCGTCAATAACATCTATTGCTTCATCTATCTCCTTTTCTTTTGCAGAGTAAACATCTGGTTTACCTGTTTCAAAAATGTAGCTTTTAACTTTGTCTAAACTTTTAGCTACTTCTAGTATTTGTGCATATTTTTCCTCCATTATTCTTCTCCTATTGGTTTTGTCCAGATATATAGATCGACTATATCTGGTGAGTTATAGATCTTAGCTTTATCGCCATTCAACACTTGTTCAAATCTCGGTAAAGCATGTTTGATTTTATTCCAAGCAACTTCCATATCCGATTCGCTGACCCTGAATATCTTATTTGCAAAAGGCATAGTCTTTTCTTGTGCAACAAAATAGAAATCTGTTACTTTGAATCCCGCCTTTTCAAATCCTCTTTTATACCAAGCTGCTTGAATATCGTATTGATACTTCTTAACAGATTGCAAGAATCCATATGGAGAGCAGTCTTGTGTAGTTTTGTAGTCTACTAAGATGATCTCATTGGTAGCGTAAGGCGACTTAATTGGGTGTCTGAGTACATCTGACTTTACCTTGAGAAGCAAGTCTCCTTCATACCAATAGATAGCTCTTTCATGCGGTACTTCAAACACAGAAGGATATTCTCCTATCTCTGGATGTAAGTATTTATCTGCTTCAGGTATTAGATGTCTAGACATAGCATGTATCTTCTCTCTGTCGTCTGCTGATATGACTGTATAACCTCTTTCTTCAAAGTCTGCTTTCAGTTCTTTGTTTGCTTTTGTGTAAGGAGATCCAGAGATGCAAGCAATCTCTTTTGCAAAAGCGTTCTCGCCTTCTACAATATAAGCGTGTGCTGCAGTCCCGAATCTAAGTGCTGGAGAATCTTTTACTTCCTCCTCTAGTGCATGAACCTCAGATTGCATAAATCTTCTTACTGTTGATGATGAGTGTCCTGGACCCGAATGATAATCGTCATTGGACATATCTGGAAAATAGAATGCTTCTCCTATTACAAGATACTCTTTAGTTTCTAAAAACTCTGGTAGTTTAGTGTGTTGTTCCATCTTTGCTCCTCTCTGCATGTTTTGATTTAAATCCCCATTGTTTTGCGAAAGCTCGCATACCGTCAACGTAGGATAGTTCATCTTCTCCCCAAGCCTTAAGTTCTTTGTTGGTTATCCTTAGCCATTCTGCGTAGTTATCTTTCCAAGAAAGATCGTCATCATAGATAAAAGGTGTAGAGAAGAATTTAGGTGTTAGAAAACTCAATTGAGATGCTCCATACAAAAGAATAGTCCGCCTTTTTTGTAATCGGCTGGTTTTCCGCAAGTTTCACAGATAAACTGCTCCTCTTGCTCTTCCTGTTCTTCTATCTCTTGTATTTGCTCTCTAAGAGCTTGTTCTAGATCTTTTAGATGATTGCTTAGTTGATGGATAAGGTAATTAAACTTATCCTTCCTAAGCAGATCCTCTGCTGTATTTTTACTCATAGTTTCTCCTTTGTTAAAAAGTGTTATTATAAGGATATGTATAGAGATGTCCACTCTTTGTACCCTATTTTATATATATTTAGTTATGAGTGATTTAAAGATAGTAAACATAAAGGATAAGCAAGAAACTCCTGATATACAGGAAATGATTGATACTTTAGACAGCATGGTTACAAATCACAATTTCAGAGGTGTGGAGCGTGTCATTACTTATAAGCGGGTCATGAGTTATGCTTTTGCTAGACTCCTGGAAGAGACTGGTTTTGATGAAGCTAGTTGCGTAAAGGCGGTAGATGAGATGATTTCACAGTATGTTGAGACTCCAAACAGCATAGTTTTTACGCCTGATTTTGATTTTGAGTTTGATGTTTAATTTTGTCGGGTTTTTGTCATAGCTATTGTGACAAGCGAAAGCCTTATAATAAGGGCTTTTGGCGAATATTTTATTTTTGTCATTTTTGTCAGAGTATTTGGATAAATAGACATACTTTTTTCATATTCTCTATTGCATACTTCTGAAAACTTCTGTACTCTTAGAAAATACATTAGGGGAATGTAGGGGGAGACTGTATCTAAATTAAGCATGGCGAAGAGTAATACACAAGTATTAGAGGAATTAGAGCCTATCATTGAAGCTACTGATGATGCCCCTATAGAATATTTCAACTTAGATAAAAGACTTAATCGCAGACAACATCTATTCATCTGGCACGCAGTCAACAATCCACGACTATCATTAATTCAAGCAGCAGCTAAGGCGGGATATAAATCTCCCCGTCAAGCTGCTAATAATCTTATGTCTAATCCTCTGGTTAGATCCGAATACGACTCACTTATGAAAGAAGTTAAGAAGAAGTATGAGCTTAACTACGATAGAGCAGTACAAGATTTGTATGACATTCGGGATCAGGCTTTGGAGGCTGGATCTTTTAATGCAGCTATCTCGGCACAAAATAGTTTGCTGAAAGTCGGGGGACTCGTTGTGGATCGAAAAGAGGTTATGTTCGGCAAGATAGATCAAATGTCTAGGGAAGAAGTTGAATCCCGGCTGGCATCTTTGCTTGGGACTACAATAGAAGGGGAGCTTGTCTCCGAAGAAACAAACTCCCTAGAAAATAAAAGTGTG